TCGTTGAACTCTTGGACGTTGCGCGGGAACCTGCCAACAACTTCTGGGAACAGCGCTGCGTTGCAGTCCGAGCACCATGCTGAGTAGGTCTTGCAGCCGCGTTGGTGGCGGATGGGCCACATGTAGTCGTGGTCTAAAACGGCGTCCCATGATTTGTGAACGCTGTCCCAGCGCCGTGATTGCTTGCGGCGTAGTTGTCTGACTTTCATATGATTCCTTGTAGTTAGTTAAGGACGACATTCCCGGCACTCGTTGCCCAGTTGATGAAGGGCTTGGTGGTCTTGATCGCAGGCGTCTTCTTGATCGCGTCTTGCCAGAACATCACACCGAAGTCACTTGACATACGCTCGACGAACTTGGCCACGCGCTCGATGTTGTTCGGGGTGGTGTTGTGTGCCACGCTGCCGACAATGGCGTACTGTGCGGACAAGTCTTTGGGGATGGACACACCGGTGGGGTTCATGACCACTTCCTCGAACGACACAAGGCTCTCGTAGATCTTGCGGAACCCGGTGTACTCGGCAGCAGGGCCCTCACCGACCTTGGAGGCAACGTCAGCAAAGAACAGGTCTTGCCGCAGCGATGCCGGGACACGGTTGACCAACTCCCACTGACGAGGTGTGGGGGATGTATCCTGGTCGGCGTTGTACATGTCGAGCAGGTTGGGCTTGAAGCGCAGGAACTGAATCAGCACCGGGTCGATGTCGCCCTTGGTCATGGCCCACTCAACGAAGTCGTCAAGGTTGGACTCCATGCTGAGCTGGCTCACCGCGTTCTTGACTTTGCCTGACAGCTTGCCAGCGCCTGACTTGTCGAGGCTGCGGTTGGACATGCACAGAAAGTATGTCTCGGGGGAGAACTGGGTGCCGTTGATTTCCCGCGCCCAAGTGATGCGCCGACCGACGTTCTGCATCTGGATGTTGGCATCGGCGAACTCGTCGATGATGAGCAGATTGCGCCCTGTCTGCAGCTGGGTAATCATGGGCGAGGCGTAGAACTTGAGCGTGCCGCTCTCCTTGTCAGGAAAGTACAGGCCTGCAACGTCTGGGATATCCAGCATGGACAGGTTGATGGTGACAACTTTGTCGAAGCCCATTTCCTCGCCGATCTCGTCACCGAGTGCAGACTTGCCGCAGCCGGGGGAACCAGCGATGTGGATGGTGGTCTTGGTGTCGTTGGCGTCGATGTGAGCCTTGACGATGGTTTTGATGTCAGAGAATTTCATATCATTTGCTTTCAGGGTTGATGGATTGAGCTAACAGGTAAGCTAGATGTGCCCGTGGTCGTTTGGGCTTGTGGGCTGTGCGCTGCTTGACCAGTGCCGCGCGTTTTTGCTTGGACGCTTCCGTCTTGGCTTGGTGTTTACGTTCGGGGGTCATGATGGGGTGAGTAACAGGTACTCGTACTCCTGCTGTTGTGCTGTCAGGTTCATGATGGCTCTGGTGAGCACTGCTTTCTCGGTGCGGAACAGCGCGACGTTTTCGTGGTCACTCAGGTTGTGACCGGGTGTGGTCATCTTGGTCAGTGTCGCCATGGGGTTCCTCAACCCGTTGGGGCCAGCTATCCCGGCCAAGGCTCCCAGCGTCCGCGCTACCTTGAGCGTGTCACCGTGCTCGTCCATCCATTTGTCGTGGAGGTCTTTGCTTGGCCTATGTATCGTGTGGACGGCGGAGCACACCGGCAACATGCTGCGGTCTTGCCACACAGCTAACGGGTCAGCAAGGCGATGCGCGGGGGGTAGTCCCTCTTGTGGTGCGAAGGTGTTAGGTTTTCTGTAGTGCTGGCCAAGCGGGTACACCCGATCACCTTCCATCAACACGGTGTTGTGCCAAGTGCGGAAGTAGCTTCTGGGTACTTTGTCGCCGCTCTGGGTTGCCAACGTACCGCGCAGGTGACCGAATGTTTTTATGTCGATACCTCGCCGCTCTGCGTCATAACGAACGTGAGGTTGTCGATACCCTGTGCCGTGCAGCGATACACCGCCGTCTTTATAGAAGCGCAGCCATGGTTGGGGTTCAATCCAGCTACGACCTGTCTCGAAGTCGGTTTTGTAGGTGTCTTGGTTGTAGCTGTTGCTCGATGGCTCAAACTTGAGCGGGGTTGCGGGGTTGGTGAAGCTCATGGTTGCTCCTTGTTGTGTAGTTCCCCATATATCTCGTGCATGGTTTCGTGGCGCACTATCAGCGCAAACTCCAACAGCGTGAGCCCGCACCAGTTATGTGCAAAGTCCCCGCTAAGTTTCTTCATTCCAAGCATCCCCAGCGTGTCGTTGACATCATCAATACTGATGTGTCTTTTCTGTTCCCAGTCCGTTGTCATATCAGTTACCTCCAAAAAATGCGGCCATCTTGTTCTGCACATCGGCCAGCTTCTGTGCCTGCTGCTCACGTACTACCGGGGACTCCCGCAGCACGTCGATATTTCCGCGCACCACCGAAGGCAGTGCAGCGTCCACCAGATCGCAGGCGGCCAGCACTTGCTCGTCATCCATACACAAGCTGCGTGCACGTTCGACCGCCTCGGTCAGGTTGGTCACCTTGGTATCCCTGAAGATACCTATACGCTTACCTGTAACCTTGTCGATGCCTGGCGAAGTGTTCAGAGTGGTGATTAACTCCCTGAGCGGAACCTCGATGCTCGCTTTCAGGTCAGCGGCTGCCGCTGCGAGTACGCTGGCGGCGAATGTGTCCAGGCTGGCGCGGTCTTCCTCGTCCACGTCAAACAGCCAGTGACTGTTATCGGGCAGCGGGGCAAAGGTGAATGTCAGGTCGATGGCGTCCGTAAAGTCCCGCGCCGTGGGGTAATCGCTGACCAGTGCTCGGCCTGTGCTGCCTCTGCTCACGGCCACCGCGTTGCGGTAGGCGATGTCGTTGGTCACTGCTTGGTCGTACTTGGCCGGGTCGTTTTTGTACACGGATACTTTGCGATGCACGTCACCGATAAGCACCCGCATTTCATCCCTGTAACTCTCATACCGTGTGACGGGTAACAGCCGGGGGCCTCTATCTATATAGGGCAGCGTTGACTTCTTGTGGTACTGGTACGCTGCGCCGACCTCGGACAGCAGCATCTTGATGGGTGATGTGTTGTCTCTGAACAGCTGGGTGCTGGCGCTGATACCCTCGTCACCGAGCGCGCCCCGCGCTACCTTGGCAGCTTCCTCGTCGTTGTGCCGGGTTGTCGGTCGACATGTGATGAGCTGCACACTCATGGCTTTGGCGTTGAGGGCTTTGACCTTGGGCGGGGGCAGCGGTGCTGGTGTGCCGGACATGAGGGTCATAAGGTGCTCGATATCTAGTTCGAGTTGCGTTGTCATAAATGCTCCTGTGTAGTTGTGGAGGTTGCTCTGCATTGTGCTTAGGTGTAAGCACGTATACTGTCCCGGATGTGACAGGGGGTTGTTTCCTTGGTTGGGGTTGGGGTCAAAGGTCAAGCCGCCGGGATGTAAAGTCCTCGGGGTAGTGGTGTAGCTGGTTGCACTTCTTGCAGTACAGCAGCTTGGCTGAGGGTTCGGCATCCTCGCCTATGTCTGACTTAACCCACCGACCATCGCTGTAAGTGGTGTTGCCAGACTCGGTGGATGTTGTCTCGTACAGGTATGAGAACTCTGTGTGCCCACAGGTTGCGCAGCAGTTGTTGACTAGGTGCTTTCTACGGTTTTTCATGTCAACTCCTCTGGTATCTCTACCTCGTCACCCAGCTTGCTTGCCACGTAGCAGCGCATGGCTGCAACGAGCGGTGTGAACCCAAAGAACTCCTCGTCTGCTCGGGTAACCGCTGTCCAGTCTTGCCCAGACCACTCCAGTTCGATGTGCTCCCGCTCAATGATTGGCCCACCTTGAGACCAGTCGGTTGATGGGGTGTACAGCACCTGCTCATCGTCCGGGTCTTTTGTGAACAGCGCCCCATCTACAAGGCACTCACCCTCACACTTCGCCACCGCCCAATCAAGGGCAGCGCCTGTCAGTTCGTTCGTTTTGATTTTCATGTCACGGTCTCCAATAAAAGGTATCAGCGAGGACGATCACCGCTGCGATGATGTAAACCACTGCCAACACGCGGGTGACCAATGGTGTTTTTGTTGCCACGGAGTGCTCCCTTGCGCTTACGTGTAAGCTTCTTCATCTACCTCTGTAATATAAACAAAGGCTTCGTCGCCCATGTTTTCGTCTTCTTCACACAGATGTGGCTCGGTCGGCTCGAACATCAAGCCCATCAACTCAAGGTCAAAGTGGTCCATAGTAAAACTCCAAAGAACGCCTCCGTTTAATTAGGTGGGGGCAAAACCTATATTACGCTACTGAAATGATAGTGAAAACAGTAATATAACATGTCTACATACGTGTAAGCAAGTCTACACCAGTGATATTACGTTTACTAGATATTATTTGGGGCTAATCATCAAAGCAGGTTTGAGGTGCTGATGAGGTGCGGCGGAGCCGCGTAAGAAAACTGTAAGAATCCCAAACGGGCAAACAGCAATTTTGGGGTACTAATAACAACAATATCAATAATTAAATAAAATATATATATATATCATATACTTACAGCTGTTTTCTCGAAATCTATATTACTGTTTGGGCAGTGTTTACTACGTAATATAGACATTCAACTTAAAAACAACACTAATAAAGGAACGGTGTCTTTTATTACAGAATCCAGCAGACTCTGTAATAAAAGGGCTGGCACGGCCAGCCGATTCGAGGTCGGGTTTTATTAAACGAGGGCAGGGGCCTCAGCCTTGCGGGATTCAGCAGCGGCTTTGTTGGTGTCGCTGATACGCTGCGCTAACTGGGCAACCACCACACAAGTGTTGTGCATATCCATAGCCAGCTTCAAAGCCGCGTTGGGTGATTGAACGCCCGTTTTCTTGGACGTTACATAGCCGCCAGACTTGGACAGCTTGGCGGTCGATACCATATCTGCATACACGTCAGCTTGTGATTCGAATGATGCGCGATTGCTGATGGTTTTGGGTGTACCGCTGCGAATCGCCAGCATCTCAGCGAACGGGCGATAGTTGCAGGTAGGCCATGCAGCAGCACGGGCGATTTCGACCAGATTTTGCTGGACAGCAGACATGCGGATTTCAGCGCCCACTTTGCCAGTGATGCCTAAGCACGCACCGATAGCGGAGGCACTGGCGTGCCGGACGACTGAGAGTTGGCGGTCGGCTTTTTTCTCGCCAGTTACTTCGACGATAACAGGGGCGATTGTGATTTGAGTTGTCATGATATACCTTAAAAAGTTACAGCATGGGCACTGTAATAAAAACCCATGCAATAACCCCCTGCGCTTGCTAGGCGCAGGTATCCCTATATGCTCACAACATATGTACGGGATGTTGGGTTATATTTAACGCACTGTGGTGTCAGTCTCACACGTTTATGACTGGGTGACCTCATTGGTTTGAAGCCGTTTAAGGTGCACGTTGGCTGACGCCGTACACCCCCTTAACTCATGAAATGAGTCCGTGGATATTTCCCTAAGCTATCCAGTCTTGCTGGACTCACTACGGCGCAATGCTCTACGCCGCGAATCAGTGCCCGTTATCACGTCGCACCTATTCAATTCGCGCGTTACCATCGTTCCCACACAACCCGCGCAGTGACTAAATCAAGGCATTTATTCCAGCATCAAACCCTTGTCCCGTGCGATTACTCACACGGTGCGACAAAGTAGCTGGGTATGCTGTACGCCTACGCGCCCGCATACATCCCGCATCGTCTTTTCTGCGCGCGTTTCCGGAGAATCCCCGATAACACGCCTACTAACTCACTCTTAAATTTTTAAAGGTCAAGCTCCCTTCGCAGCATTCCGCCATGTCCTGCGCGATGTTCCCGTGGGAATGATTCGCGCCTGTAGGCTTTCCACTGCTAGGTTTTTAATGAGCTTTCAAGGTAGATACGATGACCTACACAATAGGCGCGCTTATGTTTTGGCTTGTTTTTGGCCCGGCCCGATGGGTTGGGCTTGGACGGGAGGGGGGTGGGACAGGGCCAGGCGGGCGCGGGGGGTAGGGGGGGTATGTCACACACGACAACATCAAAATCTACATGCTATGATTTTTATAGCATCCTAAAATATTCAACGCTATACTTTTAATAGCAGACCCAAATACTCAGTGCTATGATGTTTATAGCATTCTAAAAATTTTAGAAAAAAGTTCAGGCATTTACAATGTCTCCATGAATCTACAAGAGATCAGTGTGATAGCGGAGAAAGGGCTTCTTTTATGGCGGCTGACGGATGACCCGTTGACGCTGAGTGCCTCGAAAATACTCTTGCGCTGCCGCAAGATGCCCCTTAATAAACCAGAGCAGATTTCCCTGGAGATGCTACAAAGGCAGTTGGCAGCATACGAGGTGCTTTACAGTAAGCAACTTATGTAATACTCTTGGTCCATGGACCAAGACAACCCAGCTGTAAGTACCCTCACTGCCATGCCCCCGGCCCTCCTGGCCGACGTAGCGGATGACCCGTCTATACTAAAAGGCATCGCCACTGTCATGTCGGCGGTTCAGCTAGAGGGTCTGCACCGTGTATTTAATAACCCGTCCACACCGACCGGGCAGAAGATACAAATTTTTGAGGCCACGTCCAAGATCGCAGAGATAGGCGCTTACGGGAAAGCAACTACTTACGGTCAGGTGGGAGCAGAGAAGTTCAGCCTGTCGATCAACGTCCTCAACCAGGTGGCACCAACCCCAGCTGCAACCTCCACCCCAACTAAGCTGGAAACAAGTGCGCCAGTTGTTTTAGATGTGGTCGATGTCGCGGACGTGACGGACGTCACAGCAAAGGATATTAAAGAGGCAGCTGTCGATGCACGTTGATTTCGACCCCCCACTGTCTATCAATGGGTTCTTGACTTCAGACAAGTTCATCTCGCTGATTGTTGGGCCGGTGGGATCCACCAAAACCAGCGCAGGGATCATGAAGATTGCCTACCACGCCAAGAAGATGGCTCCGTGCAGGGATGGTGTGCGCCGCAGCCGGTGTGTCTGGGTGAGGAACACGAACCAGATGCTGCACGACACCAGTATCCCGGACTTCGTCAAATGGTTTCCGGACGGTGTAGCTGGTACGTTTGCCAAGGTGCAGATGAAGTTCATGCTGAAGTTTGACGATGTTGAGTGTGAGGTGCTTTTTCGCGGATTGGAGGATTCCAATGACGTCAGACGATTGCTATCTTTGCAGATCAGCTTTGCGGTCCTGGACGAGTTCCGGGAGATCAACCAGCAGATTTTCGAGGCCCTGCAAGGGCGACTGGGCAGATACCCCGATAAATCCCTTGTGCCGCCTCGTCCTGAGTGGGGGTTGGACGCCGATGGCGTACCTATTGGTGGGTGTGTCAAAGATGATGGCTCAAGCAACCGACACATCTGGGGGATGACCAACCCGCCGGACACGGACACGTTCTGGGAGACGCTGCTGACCGAGCCGCCCAAGAATGCCGAGGTGTTTTTTCAGCCCAGCGGTCTCAGCCAGGAAGCGGACTGGCTCAAGTACCTGCCGTCGGAGTACTACGCCAACCTGGCAGAGGGTAAGACCCAGCAGTGGATCGACGTTTATATTAATGCCAAGTTTGGCGAGTCGCTGGCTGGTAAACCGGTGTTCAGCAGCTTCAAGACAGACACCCACGTTGCCAAGAACCCGCTCATCGTCCAGGCGGGACCGCTCATCATTGGGGTGGACGCCGGGCTGACGCCGACGGCGACGATATGCCAGGTTGACTACCAGGGCAGGCTGCTGGTGCACGACTCGATCACCGGGGATAACATGGGGGCGCTGCGGTTCTGCCGGGAGATGCTCAAACCACTGTTGACCAATAAGTATGGCCAGAAAGCCAGCATCGTCATCATTGACCCGGCAGCGTTCCAGCGCGCGCAGACCGACGAGCGCACGGTGGCGGACATTTTCAAGAACGAGGGGTTTGTGGTTAAACCCGCCCTGACCAACACCATCACCGCCAGGTTGGCTGCAGTGGACGGCTACCTGACCAGGACCGTGGACGGTAAACCGGCGATGTTGATTGATAAAGGGGGATGCGCAAAACTTATCCTGGCGCTGCGCTCGAAGTACCGGTACAAGACCAATGCCAAGGGGGACACCGACGAGACGCCGGACAAAACTCACCCTTGGTCGGACCTTGCTGATTCCTTACAGTATGCCTGTCTGCACGCGGACGGTGGGGCATCGATCGGTGCGGCACGGCGTGGCACGGCAGTCAAGGTTGTTCAAAAATCTAAATATGTTTACGCGTAAGCTAATATCGTGTACATTTGCCCCATGAACCCCGGAACCCAATTAATCGTTGGACTGGCGCTTTTCGCGCTGGGGTTTTCTGACGGCCCCATAAGCTAACAGGTAGTCACATATATGCAGCCCTTTGGAATGACACCCCCTTCTCCCATGGGTCTTCCTGCTCAAGGGCCCGCCCCGCAGCAGCTCAATATTGGCGGTGTGATGAGCATGAAGCCGCTGTCCACCATGAAGGCCGAGGAGGCGACGGCAGCCGCCATCGACCGGGCCAGGAGCGCGAGCAATGCGCCGGTGGTTCAGGGCCTGGTTCAGTTGCTGCAAAAACACTGGAGCCTGGCCAAGACTGCCAAGCTGCAAATTGAGCTGGAGATGCTGGAGGCCGTAAGGGCCAAGAATGGGCAGCACCCCGTTGCACTTGAAGCCGAGCTGAAGGCGCAGGGTGGCTCGCAGATTTACATGATGTTGTTTGCCACCAAGGCCCGGCAGGCCAAAGCGCTGCTCAACGATGTCCTGGTGGGCGCGGGGGTCGAGAAACCTTGGACCATATCGCCCAGCCCCAAGCCAGATCTTCCGGAAGAACAAGTAACCCAGATCGTGCAGGGTATCCAGACCTTGGTGCAGCAGGCCGAAAGCGGGCCAACGCCGATGAGCGTCGAGGAGATTCGTCAGCTGATGCGGGACGCCAAAGACCGGCTGGAAGACCAGGTGATGCAGCAGGCCCGGTTTGAGGCAGGCAAGTGCGAGGATGCGTTGGAAGACACGATGGTAGAAGGTGGCTTTTTGGAAGCCATGAATGAGTTTTTGGACGACCTGACAGTCTTCAAGACGGCTTTTATCAAAGGCCCGATCATCTCTAATAAGCCTAAGCTTACGTGGGTTCCACAAGCCAACGGCACCAGCAAAGCCGTCGTCAATACGGTCAAGTGCCTGGATTGGAAGCGGGTAGACCCGTTCATGATGTACCCGGCGAGCTACGGCAAAGATGTCCAGGATGCGTACCTGATTGAGCGGCACCGGTTGAGTTCGGCGTCGCTTAGCGCCATGATTGGGGTTGATGGCTACAACGAAGATGCCATACGCGCTGTCTTGGACCAGTATGGCAAGGGCGGACTGCGGGAGTGGTTGGCAATTGACTCCGCACGCGCGCCCGCCGAGGGTCGCAACACAGCCCATGTCATGACGGGCGATGACCTGATAGATGCCCTGCAGTATTGGGGCGAAGTCTCTGGCAAGATGTTGCGCGAGTGGGGCATGAAGGGCATTACCGATGAGGCCAAGGTCTACCCCGTGGAGTGCTGGTTGATTGGTGAGTACGTCATCAAGGCCATCATCAACCCGGACCCGCTGGCCCGCCGCCCGTATTACACGGATGGCTACAGCCGGGTGCCCGGTGCGTTCTGGCACAAAAGCCTTTACGACCTTATTAAAGATGTCTGCTCCATGTGCAATGCCGCCGCGCGGGCGCTGGCCAACAACCTGGGCATCAGCTCTGGGCCGCAGGTGGGCGTGAACATCGACCGCATCGCCACCGGAGAAGAAGTCTCTGAGATGTACCCGTGGAAGATCTGGCAATTTACCAATGACCCGATGGGTTCTGGCGCGGCACCGCTGTCGTTTTTTCAGCCGACCTCTAATGCAGCCGAGCTGATGGGGGTGTACGACAAGTTCAGCCTGATGGCTGATGAGTACAGTGGCATCCCGCGCTACATGACCGGCACAGAAGGCACGCCCGGTGCGGGGAGGACGGCATCGGGGCTGTCGATGATGGTGGGCAATGCGTCCAAAGTTATCAAGTCGTTGGTGTCCAGCATTGATCTGCATGTGACCGACAAGGTGGTGGGGCGGTTGTTTGACCACAAGATGCAATACGACCCGGCGTTCCAGTACCAGGGCGACCTGAACATTGTGGTGCGCGGCGCGTTGAGCCTGCAGGTCAAGGAAGCGGCCAACCAGGCGCGGATGCAGTTCTTGCAGTCAACCGCCAACCCAGTTGACATGCAGATCACCGGTATTGAAGGCCGGGCGGCGGTGCTGCGGGAGACCGCCAAGGGGCTGAACATGAACACCGATAGCGTGGTGCCATCGATATCAGCCATGCGTATGAAGCAGATTCAGCAAGCCATGGCGCAGCAACAAGCCGCGCAGAGCCCGCAAGGCGCGCCGCAAGCGCCAAGCGGACCGCAGTCAGGACAAACGCTAGACAACGGCCAACCCATCACGGACAACTTTAGCCCGCAACCTATGGCGGCATAACCCAACGGTGAGCCAACCCGTAAAAAGTTGGCGCTTGATAAATGGAAGTGTTGATATGGCTACAAAAATGCCCCCCAAGATGAAGAAGTTTGAACAAGGCGGTTACGACAAAGAGACGAAAGGCGTCAAAGAAGGCTCCAAAAAAGACATGGCTATGGACAAAAAGCAGATGGCCAAGATGCCTTTTATGTCGAAGAAACCAAAATGAGCGGGTTCAACGAAGAACTTTTGCTGCGCGAAGGTGCCAATTACTTCGGTAATCGCCTGATCTACAAGAACCAGGACATTGGCGTGACTGCGCCTGGGGCTGGCTTGGTTCTTTTTCCTGAAGGGGAAGACCTGGTGGCACGCTTGAAAGACATCACCGATGTTGTGGCAAAACCAGCCCGCGCCAAAAAGGCGGCGGTGGACGACACCGCTGCATGACCAAGCCCGAAGAAGTGGAACTGTTTGAGTTCTTGGCCCGCCAAGCCAAGCTGCGCGAGTGGCTGATCTCAAAGCTGGCCGAGGACACACAAGTGTTGATGCAGGCACTGGAGATTGACCAGCTCCGAAAAGCTCAGGGGCGTACCCAATTTGCCAGCACGATGCTGTCAATGATGGACGCCCATAAAAAATAATTAAATTAGTTGTTGACGTGTAAGCAACTTGTGATATAAACACCACATATGGATAAGTCAGCCTTCGCGCTGACCCCACGATTACCTCTAATGTGCTTACGAGTAAGCGTATTAGTATTTTTTAACCTGATAAGCCTGCGGGCCCAGGAGTTTGACAGATGGCACTACCCCAACAGGTACAGGCTGCGCTTGACGCAGCGGAAACAACCCTTGCAACGATAAACGCACCCAGTGCGAACGAAGCAAGCCCGGTGGAACCAGCGTTAGACGCTCAACCACAGCCTGACCCGTTTGGTAGTGCCCCGCAGCCGCAAGCTGCGCCGGTAGAGCCACCTGCTCCGGCAGTTACGAAGCCCGATCCTTGGGAAGCCCGCTACACCTCGTTGCGCGGTCTTTTTGAGAAAACGGTCCCGGAGCTGCAAGGGCAGGTCAAGACACTGCAAAGTAACTTGACTGACGCCATCACACGGCTAAACCAAGCAAGTGAAACGCAGGAGAGCCAACCAGCGCAGCCGCCAGCAGCGGACCCCAGGGATGCCGAGAACTTCGGGCAAGACTTGGTGGAGATGGTGAGCCGGGTAGCAAGCCAAGCAATTGGCCGTACTGCCCAGACGTTTGATGCGAAGGTGGCGCAGTTTGAACAACAAATGGCCCGACTGGAAACTGCTGTGCAGGGGACAACCCAGCAAGTTGCAGTGACAGCCGAGCAAGCGTTTTTTGATCGCGTGACCAAACTGGTTCCGAACTGGGATCAAGTCAATGTAGACCCGGCCTTCGTGGCATGGCTGCAGGGGATTGACCCGGTGTACGGACTGGCGCGTCAAGCAGCACTGAATCGTGCGCAGGAAAGCTTAAATGCTGACCATGCCGCTGCGGTGTTTCAGGCTTTCATCGGACCCCAACAAGCCGCGCCCAAAGAGCCCGACCCCCTGGACAAGCAAATGAGCCCGAGAAGTGCTACCAGTGTCCAACCGACGTCTGCCCAGCCGCAGATGATAAGTCAGGCCGATGTGACGAAGTTTTACGACGACGCCAGACGGGGCCTGTACAGAGGAAACGAAGCTGAGTATGCGCGGATTGAGCAGTTAATTAACGCCGCCCTGGCTGAAAGTCGAATCTATTAGACGACCAAAGTGGGACGGTAGCCATACCAAAGGAGATTTGACATGGCAAACGTATCGTCCCCCGTTCAGTCCATTGGTGGTCGTGAAACTGCACTGACAGTCACACAGACTACTGATACCCAAGCGGCAGCCATCACTGGCTTCACGCTTCCAGGCGCAGCCAATGTCATCACGACGATGGCTGCTTCCAGCATGGGCGCTTTGCCGGTTCTTCCAGCAGGCACCATGGTTGTAGTGACGTCTACCGTCGCTACCAACACCTTGAAGATTTATCCCCCTGTCGGCGGGACTATTCAGGCGACCAATGCTGCAGGCACCGTTAACGCCGCCGTCACGATGGCTGCGCAGGGTCTTGCTGTGTTTATGGCAACCGGTTCCAACAACGGTACCGATTTCTTTCGTCTGATCTAACCCGCCACATAAAGGAGATTTATCATGGCAGTCACCCGCAACTCTAGCGCCATCTTCCCAGTTGGCGCACCTTTCAACACCACCGTCCCAGCGTCTGGTAACTTTATCCCTTCAGTCTGGTCCGCCAAGCTGAATGCCAAGTTTTACGCGGCCACTGTGTTTGGCGAAATTGCCAACACCAGCTGGCAAGGCGACATCTCTGGCATGGGTGATAAGGTCATCATCCACACTGCGCCGTCCATCACCGTGACGGACTACCAAGTCGGTGGTGCTGGCTTGAACTACCAAGTACCGCAGCCTGACGTGCAGGAAATGAACATTGATAAGGCCAAGGCTTTTGCCTTCCAAATCAATGACGTTCTGGACTACCAGGCCAAGCCCAACTTGCTGGACATGTTCTCGGCTGATGCTGGCGAGCAAATGAAGATTCAGATTGACTCCACAGTCATCTACAACACGATCTTCCAAGCTGCTGCCGCTAACCAAGGCGCAACCGCTGGCGTTAAGTCGGGGTCGTTCAGCCTGGGTACTTCTGGCTCACCGATCACGATCAATGCGACTGCTGGCGATGCCAGCAACGTGCTGACCAAAATCTTGCAGCTGGCGTCGGTGCTGGACGAGCAGAACGTCCCTGAGAGCGACCGCTTCTTGTTGCTTGACCCGGCCACGCGTACCTTGCTGATGAACACTAACTTGGCCCAGGCCCAGTTCATGGGTGACAGCCAGTCACTGGTGCGCAACGGCAAGATCGGCGTGATCGACCGTTTCACGGTGTACGTGACCAACCAGTTGCCTTTTGCTGCGGCCAGCGCCACAGTTTGGACTTCTGGTGCAGGTAACGAAACCAGCGTTACCGCTACCACCAACGCGGCACGCCGTCGTGTAATCGTGGCCGGACACAAGTCGGGTATCACCTTTGCCAGCCAGATCACCAAGATGGAAACCATCCGTAACCCGAACGACTTTGGTGACTACATCCGGTCGCTGAACGTGTTTGGCTACAAAGTGGTGAAGTCTGAATCGCTGGCCGTTTGCGTTGTGGCTTGATGCTTACGTGTTAGCAAATTAGAGGGGCCCGGCTTCAACCGCCGGGCCATTCTTTATGGAGTAGTTTTGTGATCCTGACCACTGCGTTTTTGCCGCGCTTGCTGCCCTACATCCCCGGCTGCCCGCAGACGATGGCGTTGCAGGCGTTGGTCGATTCGGCGATTTCTTTTTGCGAGGACAGCCTGGTCGTCCGCCAGCGGCTGGATCGGCAGCTGACCACCATGGGCCAAGCTGAGTTTGACATCGGTGTTGCGGACACGCAAAAAGTGACACGGATTCTGAAGGTGTGGCTCGACGGGGCAGAAATTTACCCAGCTGCCGCAGACATCGTGGACGACCAGGTGCTGGCTCAGGCACGCCCGAGAACTTTTTACACCCTGCTAGACGACGCCGGGTTGATAGCCGTTCTTTACCCCGTCCCAGACCAAGCCTACACGCTCGACGTTGAGGTGGCCTTAAAGCCAGCGCGTAGCGCCACTAGCCTGCACAGCGATTTATTCGAGACCTGGCTGGAAAGCGTTGTGGAGGGCGCAAAAGCCCGCCTGATGGCTATCCCGGACCAGCCCTTTAGCAACCCAGCAAATGCGCAGCTCTGCGCGATGCAAGCCGCGCGTATGGCTAAAAAGGCCCGCATCGCGGGTGCGTTTGGCCTTGTGCGGGGCTCTCTTTCCATTAAACCGAGGCCCTTAGCATGACCATCACTGCCCAATCCATCGTCCGCCGCGCGACCGACTTACTGCAAGACCAGGCTTCGGTGCGCTGGCCAACCAATGAACTGGTGCGCTGGCTCAATGATGCGCAGCGCGCTGTGGTGCGGGCGCGCCCCGATTCGATGAACACCACCACCACCATGACGCTGGCCGCAGGTTCGCGGCAGGACCTGGACAGCGCGGGCTTGACCCCAGCGCCAGCCAAGCTGATTGAGATCACCCGTAACTTGGCGGCCTCGTCGGCCAAGGGCGCGGTGCGTTTGGTGGCGCGCCAGATCTTGGATGCGCAGACGCCGGGCTGGCACAGCATAACCCCCGTCGTGAATATCTTGCATTACATGTTTGACGCGCGTGACCCAAAAACTTTTTATGTCTACCCACCGGCCACAACCTTGGCGCAGTTGGAAGTCATGTACGCGGGCTACCCGACCGATATTGCCGAGCCGGGCGATGGTTTGACCTATACATCGGTGACCGGCAATTTGTCGTTGCCCGATATTTATGCCGACGACGTGCTCAATTTGATGATGTTCCGCTGCTACTCCAAGGACTCGGAATTTGCAGGCAATATGGAGCGCGCATCGGGCTATTTGGCCATGGTCACGGCATCTTTGGGTGCAGAGATTGCGGCCACGGTGGCGGTGGGCCCGAAGGTATCGGGCAATGGCTGAAAAACTCAAACTCGTGCAGGGCGACACCCTGCCCCAGCCGAAGGCGGTGATTACCGACTCGACCACCGGGCTGCCGGTGAGTTTGGCGGGGGGCAGTGCGCTGATGTTTTTTAGGGCGGTTGGGGGAACCACATTGCTGTCTACCGTGCCGGGTGTCCTGCTGACGGGCCTGGAGGCAGACGACGGCAGCGTGAACACCGCTGCACCCTACAACGTGGCGGGCTTTGGTGGCCGGGTGGCTTTTGTCTGGGGGCCTACCGATCTGTCCATACCGGCTGGCGACTATGAGGGCGAGTTGCAGATCACCTTTGCCGATGGCGGTGTGCAGTCGGTCTATGAACTGATGAAGTTCAAAGTACGGGCGCAAATGTCATGAGCATTAAGCTCTCTGCGCGTCAACTGCTGGCGGCTATCCAGGCCAAGCGATTGGGGGCGTCTGCTCGCACCAACGAGCTAGGCGCGGTGATTTCAGCGCGTCAACTGCTAGCGGCTATCCAGGCCAGGAGGTTGGAGGCGTCTTCGCGCACCAACGAGCTAGGCGCGGTGATGACGCTGAGCGCGCTAGAGGCCGTGATGGCGCTGGGAATCTGGGTGCAAGTTTCGCTGACTGCATTGTTGAAGGGCGATGCTGCTGCTGGTACAGACGCGGCCACGCTGCAAAGCAACAAGGCTTTGTCTGATGGCGCTGTAACGCCCGAGCAGGTTGCGCTCTACATCATTAAGACATTTGCTGACAGCGCCTATACCGCTGATATTTTTAGCAAAGACGCGGGTTCTTATACCTTGCTGGGTGACACCAATACCAGCGTGGACGACGAAACCTTGGCCTTTATCAAGGCGGTGATGGATGCCCCTAGCGTGGCTGATGTGTGCAACATCGTGGTGGCCTTTAGCCGCCAGTTTGATGATCTGGCGCTGACGCCTGAGACGCTTGCTTTTGACATTTCAAGCGCGCAAAACGAGCTTGCAGCAAGCGCCGATGCTTTTAGCTTTGTCCAAGCCAGCATCCGTGCAGATGTGGCGGCTGGGCTGGATGCTGCCGCGCTTGAGGTAGTCAAAGCTGCGGACGACCTGGCTTTGACGCTGGAGACGTTTGGCTACGGTCTGCAAACCGACCGCGCCGACTTTGCGGGCTTGCTGGACAGCGCTTTGCTGGCAATAGACAAAGTATTTGCCGATGCCTCGGCGGTGTCCGACGATGCGGCGCTGACAAGGCAGCAACTGTTTGACGACAACGTAATTAGCACAGACGATTTTGACGGCTTGAGCAGTGCCGAAGATGACCAGACCATGCAGTTCACCAAGGTGCTGCCGGACCTGGCGCTAGCAGTAGAAAACTTTTTGCTGGCCTTGCAAGCGCAGCGCGATTTTGACGATCTGGCTGCGGCGCTGGATGGTGTTGGCCTGGCTCTGGAGCGCGCGCTGGCTGAGCCCGCTGAGGCGACAGATGCAGCGGCTGTGGCGCTGGAGCGGCCACTGGCTGAACAGGCCTTGGGTGGTGATGCGGCTAGTTTGACTTTCACCGTTGCGCCTTATTTTGAGTTGGCTGCTGCCGCTGAGCTGTATAGCCAAGCGACTGACAAAACCCTGGTCGAGCAGCCCCGCGCTGTGGATGTCGGGTCTTTCTTTTTTCTCAACTATGGATCACCTGATTTTTTTGCCGAGGATTTCGTTGGGGAAACCCGCACCTTTTAGGAGTTACCTATGACCGCAGCCATCAAAGATTCAATCCAAGCCCAAGGGCAAATTCACATTCAACGCTTTGACGCCTCTGGCGCTCTGGTGGAGCAACGCAATGTGGAGAACTTGCTGGTGCAAACCGGTCTGAACTACATTGCCAGCCGCATCAAAGACGCCAGCGCTACGGTGATGTCGCACATGGCGCTGGGCGCTGGCACGGCAGCGGCGTCTAACGGACAGACCGCGCTGGTCACGGAGCTGGGGCGGGTGGGTCTGGCCTCAACCAACATAACCGCCAATGTGGTGACCTATATCGCGACATTCGGCCCAGCAACGGCCACCGGTGCGGTAACCGAAGCGGCAATTTTGAACGCTGCCAGCGCTGGCACGATGTTGAACCGTGTGGCGTTTCCGGTGGTCAACAAGCAGGCCGGTGACACGGTGACGGTGACCTGGACCGTGACCATTAACGCTGCATAAGCTGAGCAAGCATGTCAACGCTCACCACACGAAGCGGCAAGGGCTCAGCACTGAGCAACTCGGAGCTGGACGCCAACTTTAACAACCTGAATGCAGACAAGGCCGAGAAGTCGTCGAACCTAGCGGACTTGACCGACAGCGCAGCGGCCAGGAGCAATCTTGGGCTGGGCTCTGCGGCAGTGCTGGCGGCAACGGCGTTTGATGCGGCAGGCACAAGTGTGGCGATGGCGATTGCGCTGGGCTAATCACTAAGGGGTGACAGATGGCCAATAATTTTGCAAGCTACTTGACTAAATCGGTGGGTACAACGCCAGTGGCATTGCTGACAGTGGCTGCATCGACGCAGACCACGGTGATTGGGCTGACCTGTGCAAATACGCTCAACGCCAGTATCACGGTGGATGTGTATGTGACGCGCTCTGCGGTGGATTACTACATCATTAAAACCGCATCGCTGTTGGTAGGCAGCACCTTGGTGTGCGTAGGGGCCGAGCAAAAGCTGGTGCTGGTCACCGGGGACGTGCTGAAAGTGGTGGCATCAGTTGCCAGTGCGGTGGATGTGATTACCTCTGTCTTAAATATTACTTAGGACACGGCATGGCATTCATTGGCGCATCATTACGAGGGCAGACTTTGGTGGGACCGCAGGGTGCCACGGGCGTCACGGGAAGCCAGGGAAGCCAGGGAAGCCAGGGCATACAGGGCATACAAGGCGTACAGGGTGTGGCTGGACCGCAGGGTGCGGGCTACTTGGAGGTGCCGCAAAACAGCCAGTCAGCGGACTACACGCTGGTGCTGGCAGACAGCGGCAAGCACATCTATCACCCGGTGGGCGATGCGGTGGCGCGAACCTTCACCATCCCGGCCAATGGCAGTGTGGCTTACCCCATCGGCACGGCTTTGACGTTGGTCAACATGTCAACCGCAGCGGTGACCATCGCCATCACCAGCGACACGCTGTATTTGAGCCCGACAGGTTCTACTGCTGGGACACGCAGCTTGGCGCAGTTTGGCTCGGCCACTGCCATCAAGTTGACGACGACGACCTGGTTGATCTCGGGGAGTGGCTTGACATGACCAGCGTTTTGCAAATGGTGGCGCTGCATCTGCGGGATATGAACCTCCCTGCGCCAAGCGTGGACTACTTACTGGTCGGTGGTGGTAGTTCGGGCGGTCACCACCAAGGTCCTGGTGGCTACAGCATGGGCGGTGCTGGCGGCGGCGGCGGCATGTTGGAAGGTTTTGATTTTGCAACGACACCGGGCGCTACTTACAGCATCACGGTAGGTGCTGGATCGGCTGGTAATTCAGGCTCCATCGGAGGACAGTCGTTCATCCAGATTGGGGCAAGCACGCTGTTATCGGCGCTTTATGGCGGCAACGGTGCGTACTACGGCGTAGCAGCAGCGGCTGGCGGCAGTGGCGGCGGCGGCGGCATGACCTTTCCCACGGGCGGCCAAGGCACCACAGGCCAAGGCTCAAACGGCGGCAATGCACCCAACGGACAGTCGGGCGGCAGCGGCGGCGGTGCCAGCGGCAGCGGTATCGATGGCAGGGTCTCGGTGCTGACCGGTGAAACCTATGGCGGTGGCGGCGGGAACTCTGTATGGATTGGGTCTTACCCATTTGTAAATGGGCGCACCTATGGCAATGGCGGTGCTGGCGGCGGCGGCACGGGCGAGGGCGCTTCAAAAAATGGCACACCGGGAACCGGCGGCGGCGGCAGCACTGAGGGGGCCGGGGGCTCGGGGCGCGTGGCCTTGCGGTATTCAAGATTCTTCCGGGCAGCAACCGTCACGGGCTACGTGACGGAGTCCATCGTGGGGGAATACCGCCTGTACCAGTGGCTCGCCGACGGCACGATTACTTTTTAAACATACACCATGGCATATCTTGGCGCTACCCCCGAACTGGTTGGTCCGACTGGACCGACTGGCTTAACCGGATCATCCGGCAGTGTCGCGGAAGTCACACTCGCCAGTTATGTGTCCGCACACCCAGGCACTCTGAGCAAGGGCATGCCTGTCTGCCTGATAAGCGGCCAGCTGCGCCGCGCAACCAGCCTTGCAGCGGGGCGCGTTGTTTTTGGCCTGGTGTTTGAAGACACCCTCTTGGAGGGGGTGTCTGGAAGAGTGCAAACCGACTGCAACGTGACCACCACGACAGCCGCCTGGGACCTTGCCACCGGCCTGGTGGGTGGGCTGGCTGCGGGCTCAAATTATTACTTGTCTTCTACCGGGGCGATGACCACTTCTGTGCCGTCGTCCGGTGAGTACCTTGTCCTGGTGGGGATGGCACTTAGCTCCACGACATTTCGCATCAACCTTTCTCCAACTGTTTTACTTTAAGGACCTACCATGGCTGCTATTAAACCGATTAAGCTTGACGCAAATGGTCAACTCGCAAACTTTCAAACTTCTTCATCAGACTATGTGCCGGTTGACCTTGGCGGTACGGGCGCAATAACTGCCGCTGGTGCGCGCACCGCACTGGGCGTGTCTGTTGGTGTGGATGTTCAGGCGTATTCTGCGGATACCGCATCCCTTGCCGCGCTCAATGCGTCGGTGGGCATCCCCGTGCGCACAGGAACAAACACCTTTGCCATGCGCCAGATCGCGGTGGCCGCTCGACTTGCAGTGACCAACCCTGCGGGTACTGCTGGTGACCCAACGCTAGACATGAATTCTCTTGCTGACGGTGGCGCAGGTACGTTCCTGAAGATTACACGCGACGCATATGGTCGTGTCAGTGGCAGCACCCCAGTTGTGACGGGTGACATCACGGCACTGGTTGACGCCACTTATGCGCCCATCAACAACGCGACGTTCACGGGCACCACGACTCTGGCGGCTGATCCGGCCAGCGCCCTACAAGCGGCCACCAAGCAGTATGTGGACGCCATCGCTGCCGGTCAACGGGTGCAAGCCTCTGTTCGCGTCATCTCCACGACCAATATCGTGGTGGGTACGGGTACGCTGCTGACAGTTGACGGTGTCGTGACCGTGGCTGGTAACCGTGTGCTGCTGACCGGCCAAACATCGGGGCAAGAAAACGGCGTCTACATTGCAGCCACTGGCGCTTGGGCCCGGTCAACTGACTTTGACGGTGCCGATGAGGTGCTGGGCGGTGCAACCTTCTGGGTAAATGAGGGCACCTCGTATGCTGATACGGGCTGGACCTTGACCACAAACGACGCTATCGTCGTCGGCACTACCGTGATGGTCTTTACCCAAAGCTCTGGCTTGGGCCAAGTGACTGCCGGGGATGGCCTGACCAAAACCGGTAATACGGTTAACGTGATTGGAACGGCTGGGCGCATCGTTGCGAATGCTGACAGCATCGACCTTGCCTCTGGCATCGTCACGGCAGGCACCTACACCAAACTGACCGTGGACACCTACGGACGGGCAACAGTCGGGGCGACAGCCACGCCAGGCGATGTGGGCGCGCAGCCCGCTGATGGAGGCCTGACCAGTGTGGCTGCACTGACGGGTGCTGGCGGTGTTTACGCTACGGCCACTGACTCATTTGTTATGCGTACTCTGGCGGGTACAGCGGGACGTATTTCGGTGGCTAACGGGGACGGCGCTGCTGGCGATCCGACCATTGACCTGGCATCGGGTGTCGCAACGGCAGGCACTTATCAGAGCGTTACCGTAGACGTCTATGGCCGGGTTACGGCAGGAACCACATCGTCCAGCACCTTGCTGACGGACAACTTCATCAACGCCGAATCAGGGTCTATCGTCATCGGACGTGCGGTGTATGCCTTCACCACCACAGATCAGATCAAGCTGGCAAACGCCAATGCCTTGGCGGCAGCGCAGGTGATTGGTCTGGTGAATGTGGCGTCTATTGCAACAACAGCATCGGGCAGCATCGCATTTGCCGGTGTGATGGCGGCAACTACCGCGCAATGGGACGTTGTCACAGGGCAGATTGGTGGCTTGACCGCTGGTGCAATGTACTTTTTGTCCAATGTGACAGCAGGCGCGCTGACGACCACGGCACCCACAACGGGCTTCTTGGCGGCAGTCGGTAGGGCCATGAGTACGACAAAAATGGTACTGCGCTTCGACCCGACTATTCAGCTGTAAGAACTATGGCAACCCAAAAACCACTTGTCACGATAGGCGGGCAGACAACGGTTTTGCCTGCCGGGGACATTGTCGCCGCCGGAGGGCTTGTCAGTGCCACCACCACAGTAGATGTGGCTGCTGCGGCAGCGCCCACCGCCGGACAAGTGCTGACTGCAACGTCTGCAACGGTGGCCGGATGGGCGACGCCATCAGCGGGTGGGGGTGGGGGCGGTATGACGATAACAGCCATTAAGACAGCTAACTACACCGCAGTAGCCAATGAGCTTGTACGGGTTAACTCAACATCCGGTGAATTTACTGTAACCCTGCCCTCGGCTCCGGCTGATGGTGCGCAAGTGGGTGTATTTGACATTGCTAATAGTTGCTCCACCCATCCCGTACTCTTTGCTGCGGCGGGTGGGATTACAACTGAAGGCGATGCGACGGGTATCTCTGTGAACGTAAATGGTGCCCACGTTATCCTCATTTACAACAGCACAGGGACCAACTGGAAGGTGTCTGAAACACCTAATATCGGCCCTACGGGGGCCACAGGAACAACGGGGGACACAGGAACGGGTGTGGCGGCTACTATTGCAGCGGGCACAGCTACAGCCCTTGCGACAGGCAACGCGCCCACCGTTACCAATTCGGGCAGCAGTGCCGCTGCGACATTTAACTTTGGCATCCCGGCGGGGGCCACAGGTGCCACAGGTGCCACAGGTGCTGCGGGTGCTACGGGTGCTACGGGTGCCACAGGAACAACGGGTGCGGCGGCTACTATTGCTGTCGGAAGCACTACTACAGGCGCTCAAGGAACCAGTGCTACGGTTACAAATAGTGGTACGAGTAGCGCCGCTGTATTTAATTTCACTGTCCCACGCGGTGCCGGTGGTACGGTCACCAAAATTACCGCTGACGTCACTAATAGTAACGCAACCGCGAACACTATTGCGGACGTGACCGGCCTCTCGTTTGCTGTTGTCAGTGGAAGCACTTACAGATTCCGATTTGTGATTCCTTATACGGCGGCATTCGTCACCACAGGTGCGCGCTGGAGTATCAATGGCCCAACGACCACCTTGTTGAGTTACACGAGTACTTACCCACTTACAGCTACAACATCGACGCTAAATTATGCAAGTGCCTACGACATACCAAGTGCCAGTAACGCAACATCACTACTGTCAGGCAACTTGGCTGTGATTGAGGGAATCATTGTGCCCAGCGCAACCGGCACAGTGATTGCCAGATTTGCAAGTGAAATTGCTAGCTCGGCTATTGTCGCAAAAGCAGGTGCTCACGTCACTTTTGAAACTATTTAACCCCTAAAAAGTACAAATATGACTGTAACACTTACTTCCTTGTATCAAGGCAATGCGAATGCTGGGGCAAGCAACGGCGGTGCTACAACCATCAGCAGTGCTGTTGACATCACGTTGACAGCAGCGAGTACCCGCGTACAAGCCGTGACGATGACAGTCGCAGCCAAAGGCGTGACGCTGCCAGATGCTACAACGCTGACCACAGGCGGTGCGCTGTATGTGATTAAAAATTACGGAACGATTACTTTTGCCGTGCGCAATTCTGCGGGTACGTTGCTCGCACCAGTAGGCGCAGGCCAGATCATTGGATTATATCTATCAAATAACTCCACAGCAGCAGGTACGTGGGTAGTAGGTAATCAATCCACCTCATCATTCATAAGCGAAATTTGGAGCGGAAGTACCCTTGCTGTCAATGCAATTGCTGCTGATAGCACAGGTATTTGCAGTTTGTCGGCAACTCAGGCGGTACTGGTATTTGTCACCCAGGCAAATAGTCTTAGGGCCGTCACCATCAATATCAGCGGAACCACAATGACCGCTGGGGAGATTTTAACTGTTGGTACAGGTTATTACTATGCTAGCGTCATTGCTATGTCATCAACACAAGCATTGGTGGTGAGTGTTAATGGTAATTATCACGAAGCCTTTACTCTTAACATCAGCGGTACAACAATAACAGCAGGTGCTCAGCTAGATTTTGGGGCATTTGTTACAAGCAGAGCGCTTGCAAAACTATCTTCTACCAGGGCAGTTGTGTCGTACATATCCGGTGGTAACTTGGCAGTTCGTACCCTCGACATTAGCGGCACAACAATAACAGCAAATGAAGCTTTAGTAACGGGTCAAGCTTGTACCGGTGAAATAGCAATCGGCGTGTTTTCATCAACAGCGGTAGTGGTAGCTTGGGCTGAAACTTCAGGTTACTTGAGGTCTTCATGTTTCACTTTCGGCGCGGGTGGCTATCCATCAGCGTCCAATTCTACTAGCAATAATAATAGTAGTCCTACATCTTACGTCACTGTTGCACCCCTGACTTCTACAACGGCATTGTTGGTTTATCTTGTCAACAGTACCATAAGATTTTCTGTCATAACTTTTAACGGAACCGTAACTTCGGTTGGAACTGAATTTAATACGGGCATATATGGTGGCTGGTTAGCTAGCACAGCCCTCACCTCTAATAAAGTACTAGTAACTTTTTCTGGTGCATCACTATTACAAGATTTCATTATTACCGTTGATTCGGGGGCAGCCGGTTCACCCCTTATTGCCAACTCATTAGCAGGCTATTACAACTCAGTAGCCTGCCTTTCTTCTGGTATGTCCCTTTTTGCTTTTAAAAATTCGTCTACGGGCTTCACAAACGTCACCTTACTCGAGACTGCGCTATGAAAATCCTAATCCGCAATTCAGACAGCATCGTCATCTACGCACAAGACGACTTGGTGCTTGACACCGAGGCGCATGGCAACAACTGGCGTGACCCAAACTTCAACACCAGTAACGCAACGCTGGCTGAAGCCACCCTGCCAAGTGGCTGGACAGGGGCAATCTGGTCGTACATCAATGGTGTATGGGCGGTAGCCGACCAAGCTGCATACGACATGCGGCTGCAAGCCCAGGCAGACCAAATTGCCGCGCAGGTAAGGCAAGCGCGGAACGCAAAGCTAACTGAGACTGATTGGCGATTTCGTACCGATATGACACCCGCTCAGTCTTGGAAGGATTATTGCCAAGCGCTGCGGGACATTCCAGCACAAGCTGGGTTTCCGTTGGCTGTGGTGTGGCCTGCTTACCCGTAAGCTGAATGGACAACCCAATGGCAGACGTTCAAGACCTTGCTTCCGAAACAGACAAGCGCCTAAGCGTGCATGAAGCTGTTTGTGCTAATCGCTATGAGGCCATTCAAGCTCGTTTTGATGAAGGCTCTAAACGCATGACGAAGATTGAATACCTTCTTTATGTAGTCATTGCCGCTGTGCTGCTTGGCCCCGGCGTTGCTGCTGAGTTTGTTAAAAAAATGATTGGCATGTGATGTTAGACGCGCTGCCTGCACAACCCGTAGCGGCTTACGCGCCGTTGTACGTGTGCATGAGGTGGTCGTTTACGTTCAACGATAAAACGCCTTTTCACCCAACCGTTTGGTGCGTGAAGTGGCAGAAGCAAGAGCCTGAGAAACCACCGGAGAAACCGAAGTGATTGATCCATTTACCGCGCTAGCAGCCATCAGCACAGCCGTCAAGCTGGTGAAGACTGCCGTTAAGACCATGCAAGACGTGGAGTCGCTGGGGCCGGTGTTGGGTGGATTTTTCAGTGCCAAGGCGGATGCTATCAAAGTTGTTGAGCAAGCCAAAGCGGGCGGCTTTAAGGGCAGCTCGATGGGCAAGGCGGTGGAGTTGGAGCTGGCGATTGAACAGGCAAAAATGTTTGAGAAAGAAGTGGAGATGCTGTTTTTCTCAAGCAACAAGATGGATGTGTGGCAAAAAATAATTGCCCGTGCAGCAGAGATGGACAGACAAGGCGCAGCCGACATACGGCGGGAGCGTGACGCAAAGATCAAAAGAAAAGAAGAGATTGACGAGGCGATTGAGCTGGTGTTTGTGCTGGTTCTTTTTGTGGTGGTGGTGGGCGGCAGTATTTGGCTGGTTGTCAAAACGATAACTTGAAGGAAATTATGGAAACACTACTCAACCTTCTCAAAGGCGTTGCACCTGCGCTGGCAACCGCTGTGGCTGGCCCACTCGGGGGACTCGCCATTACCGCGCTAGCAGATAAGTTTGGCGTGGCCGACGATGTGAACGCTATTGCTAAAGCGATTGCAGGTGACCCAGACGCTGCCGTCAAGCTGGCTGAAATTGACCTAAAGCAATTTGAACTAGAAAACGCAGACCGTGATTCAGCACGCAAACGTGAGGCCGATGTGGCGGCGGCTGGCGGCAGTGTTTTGGCGCAACTGGTCGTGCCGATTCTTGCACTTGGTACGGTGTCGCTGACGTTTATCTTTATTGGCATTTTGTTGTTTAAAGAAATATCAAGCGCCCAGCAGCAGCTTGTGATCTTTGCGCTTGGCTACGCCACCGCTGCGGCGCAGCAGGTGCTGAGCTACTACTTTGGCTCCAGCAAGTCTAGTCAAGACAAAACCGTTGCACTGCAGAAGGTACTGAAATGAACACCAACTTTGACCCCATCATGGCCAAGCTGCTAGCCCATGAGGGCGGCTACACGGCTGACGTGCGTGACCCTGGCAACCGCTTGCCCGATGGCCGTGCGGGCAGTACCAACCTGGGCGTGACGCAGGCGGTGTGGGAAGCCTTTGTGGGCCACCAAGTGAGCCAGAACGTGATGAAAGCCTTGACCCCTGCGGATGTGGGCCGTTTGTACAAAGAGCGCTACTGGGACGCGGTGCATGGTGATGAGCTGCCAGCTGGCGTGGACTACAGCGTGTTTGACGCTGCTGTCAACAGTGGCCCCAGGCAAGCCGCGAAGTGGCTGCAACGCGCCGTGAGCGCGCCTGATGATGGCGCGATTGGCCCCAAGACGTTGGCCCAGGTGCAACGCTTTCCGGCTGCTGATGTGGTGGAGCGGGTTAACCAGCAGCGGCTGGCGTTTTTGCAGGGCCTGCCGACCTATGCCACCTACGGTAAAGGCTGGAGCAGGCGGGTGGCTGAGGTGGAAAGTGTCTCAACCGCCATGCTGGCGTAACAAGGAACCCCATGGCAATGATTCGACTCAGTGGCTTTGGCGGTGAAAACCGGGCGCTGCACCCGCTGCTGCTGCCGGACAACATCGGCGTCAGCTCAACCAACCAAAAGCCGGGGCGCGGTGACCTGCGGCCTTGGAAAGCAGCTTCGACCGTGGCGACGGTGCCATCGGGCCGAACCACGATTTACCGGATGGGCCGGGATGTGGCGAGCGACACCAACTACTGGCTGAGCTGGCCAACCACGGTACATGCGGTGCGCGGGCCGAACGCGGCGGACAACGATGAACGGACGTACTTTACCGGTGACGGCACGCCAAAGTGGACTGACAAGGTCAAAGCCTTGGCCTCTGCGCCCTACCCGACGGCGGCGCGCGAGCTGGGCATACCAGCACCGGCAACGCCTTTGACTTTAGCGGTCTTGGTGGTGACCACCGCAGCGGGCGCTTTTGTGGTCGGTAAGGTTTACCTGATTGCCACGGTGGGCTCGACCGACTTTACGTTGGTGGGCAGTGCCAACAACACGGTGGGCACGAGTTTTACCGCCACCGGCGTGGGCAGCGGCAGCGGCACGGTGACCAGTGGTAACCTGTTGGTGGAGACCCGCTACTACACCTACACCTACGTGAGCGACATTGGTGAGGAGAGCGCACCCAACCCAGCCCCGACCGTGATCGTGTGCAAGACCGATGCGCAGATCACCATCAGCAATATTGCCGCTGTAGCTGCAGGCAACTATGGTGTGGACCGGGTGCGGATTTACCGCACGCAAAGCGGCACGGCGGGTGACGCAAACTTCTTTTTTCTCCGCGAGATTGCTTCGACCCTGACCACCAGCGCCGACGATGGCCGGGTGCTGGGCGAAGTGCTGCCGAGCACGACATGGCTGCAACCGCCTGCCGATTTAAAACAGTTGAAGGGGTTGTGGAACGGCATGATGGCCGGTATATCAGGCCGGTCGGTGCGCTTTTGTGAGGCCTTTGAGCCCTATGCCTGGCCGTTGGCTTATGAGATTTTGCCAACGTCGGTGACGCCGGTAGCCCTGGCGTCGTTTGGCCAGACGCTGGTGATATTGACTGATGGCAAGCCTAGCGTGTCGACCGGCGGCACCCCGGACGCGATGGACGAACAACCCACCGAGTTCTTACAGGCCTGTGTTGCGCCGCTGAGTGCGGTGGGCATGGGCTATGGCGTGGCCTGGGCTTCTCCCGACGGGCTGGCCTTTATTGGCGAGGGCGGTGCGCGTTTGTTGACGCAGAACTGCTTGACCCGTGACGACTGGCAGGCGCTGAACCCCATCACCATTCGCGGCTGTATGTACCGGATGCAGTACTTTGGCTTTTACACCGTGGGCGGGGTGGAAAAGAGCTTTATGGTGGACCCGCGCGAACCGAACGGCATGTACTTTATGGACTTTGGGTCCACAGCGCTGCATTTTGACGAACTGCAAGGGACGCTGTTTTTATTGAATGGGGTGAACGTACAGAAGTTTGATGCTGGCTCGGCGCTGACCGCGACCTTTAAAAGCAAGCTGCACCGGCTGCCCAAACCGACGCCGGGCTTTGGCTGGGCTGAGGTGAACGCCGATGCGTACCCGGTGACCTTTAAGCTGTATGCCGATGGTGCGCTAAAGCATACGCAGACGGTGGCCAGCGCTACCCCCTTCAGGCTACCCAGTGGCTACTACGCGCAAACCTTTCAGATGGAAGTGGCGACCACCGGGGCGGTGCAGGGCATTGCTGTGGCGCACGCTACAGCGGAGATAGCCAACATATGAGCGACGACCGAAAAGACCTGCCGCCGGTCAACGCGCCGAACTTTTTAGAGAAGGTGCGGGAGTTGCTGGGCGTCTATCTGGGCAACCGGGGCGACAAGCTGGACCGGGGGGTGACGCTGCGCGACCTGAGCGACGCTGGTCTGGTGACGTTGTCGCCAAGATACACCGGCGGGGCGGGGGGCAAAGGTGTCACCCCGCTGATGCCCGTTCCCGTGCCACTGGTTTATGAGCCCGACTTGACGCCTCCGCCAACACCGAGCGGCTTTACGGCTACGGCGGCCATCAGCAACCTGATGCTGTCGTGCGACGCGCAAACCTATACCCAAGGCCACGGCCATGCCAAGAGCGTGCTGTACGGGGCAACGTGGGTGAGTGGGGCGCTGCCGGTGTTTGCCAATGCGGTGGTGCTGACGGAGTTCTCGGGCACCTTCTTTGCCCATGCGACCAACCCGGCGACGACCTGGCACCTGTGGCTGAAATGGGTGACGGTGGATGGGGTGTATTCAACCACGCCTGCCGGGGGTACGAATGGCGTGGTGGTGACGACGGGGCAGAATGTCGCTTTGTTGATAACGGCGCTGACAGGGCAGATCACGGCAAGCCAGCTGTATGCCGATTTGGGTAGCCGAATTAACTTGATTGATGGAGCGTCGAATTTGGCTGGGTCGGTGAATGCGCGGGTGCTGACCGAGACTAATGCACGGGTTACTGCGATTTTGGCTGAAACAACCGCTCGCGGCACGGCGATTACCACGGTCAACACCTTGCGTGCTGACGGGGACGCGCAGATTGCGGCCACCGTGACCACCCTCACCACCACCGTCACCAATAACAACACCGCCCAAACTGCGGCAATTCAAACCGAGGCCACCACCAGAGCCAATGCAGACACCACGGAAGCCGCTCTGCGCACGACACTGGCCGCACGGGTCACAACCAACGAAGGCAACATCAGCACCAACACGGCTGACATCACCACCGAGCAAACCGCGCGTGCCAACGGGGACAGCGCCAACGCCAGCAGCATCAGTACGCTAGCCGCCAGAGTGACGACTAACGAAGGCAACATCAGCACCAACACGGCTGCCATCACCACCGAGCAAACCGCGCGTGCCAGCGGGGACAGTGCCA